CTCTATGGCAAGCCTTACCACTACAGGTGATGTTGTTGTAGGTGGTAACCTTACTGTATCAGGCACAACTACTACAGTTAACACAGAGACTATTAACCTAGCAGATAACCAAATCCTACTTAATAGCAACTACACAGGCTCTACTCCTACCGAGAATGGTGGTATCGAGATTGAACGTGGTACACTAGCTAACAAGACACTTGTATGGGATGAGGCTGCAGATAAGTGGACAGTTGGTAGTGAGACATTCGTAGCAGGTACGTTTGAAGGTGCGCTTACTGGTAACGTAACAGGTAACGTAACAGGTAATGTCACAGGTAATGCTGGTACAGCTACTACATTAGCTACGGCACGTACTATTGCGCTAGACGGTGATGTAACAGGTAGTGCTTCGTTTAACGGCGGTAGCAACATTACTATTACCGCTACCGTAGCAGATGACAGTCACAACCACACTATCTCAAACATTGATGGTCTACAGACAGAGATTGATACTAAAGCAGAACTAGCAGGTTCGGCTTCTCAAGCATTCTCTGCAAGCACCCTTAACGCAACTACTGTTGATCTAGGTGACTGGACTATTACACAGAGTGGTACAGAATTACATTTCAGCTATGGTGGTGCTGTACAGTTTAAATTAACAAGCACAGGTACACTGAACGCAAATGATGACATTGTAGCGGCGGCATTCTAATGGCAGTAAAACCTTCTGGTTCCCTTAGTTTAATAACAGATATTGTAGGTGAGTTTGGTGGTAGTACACCTCACTCTCTTAAAGAGTATTATCGTAATGGTACAGCAGGTGTTACATCTAATAATACTAATGTTCCAGAGTCACCTAACCCACTTAACATGTTGAGCTTTTACAATGCAGTGAAGCAGTTCAATGTTACTATTACATCAAGTCAAAAAGAGTTAAACTTGTACTCATACGTTACTGGCTTGGGCTGGAACGGTACAGATCCTATAGCTGTTACTGTTAATTCAGGCGTATATCTGTGGTCAGATAATACATCTGTTGGTGGTTTGGTCATTTCAAGTGCCTTTAATTCTAAACTCACCCTTACAAACTACGGTTACATTATAGGACGTGGCGGTAACGGCGGTGGATACAATGGTGGACCAGCTCTAGTTAATTCAGCCTCTGGTGTTACTCTTATTAATCAGTCTGGTGCATACATCGCTGGCGGTGGTGGCGGTGGCCGAAGCAGTGGCGGCGGCGGTGGCGGCGGCGCAGGTGGTGGTAATGGCTCTAGCGGCTGGGCACCACGCACTACATCAGGCGGTGCAGGCGGTTCGATAGGTCAGTCTGGTGGTAACGCAGGCGATAACAGATTTGTTTCAGGTTCTGCTGGCGGCGGTGCTGGTGGCGGCGGCGGTGGTTTTTCTGCTACTGGATCTGGAGATCATGATGCCGAAGGTGGCGGCGGTGGTGGCCGCATACTCCCAGGTGTAGGTGGTTCTGGGACTGTTGGCGGTGGTTCTAATACTGAAAACTCAACAGGCGGTAACGGTGGCTCTGGTGGTAATACTGGCGCTTATGGTCAAGGTAACGCTGGTGGCGGTGGCGGTGGCTGGGGTGCTGCGGCTAGTGGTGGAGGCTCTGGTGGCGCAGCTATCTCAGGAACAGCTATTGCATCTTTGACCAATAGTGGTACAATCTACGGAGCAGTAGCCTAATGTCTGATATCAACTTGACACCAGAAGAGCTTGAGGCTATGCTTGACCGTGCCGCTAGACGTGGTGCTATGGAAGCATTGCGATCTCTAGGACTACACGATGAAGATGCGCATAAAGACATTGTAGAAATGCGTACACTGCTAGAGTCTTTTAGAGATACTAAGAAAAGTATTTGGACAGCGGCAGTAAAACTAATAACAGTAGCATTGCTATCATTTATAGCTGCATCTGTGTGGATGCAAGTAGGGAATAAATAATTATGGCTAAGAGATTTGCAGGGTTTACCCCAGAACAGCTAGGCAAGATTGTACCTGAGATGCAAGGTATGCAAGGTGATGAACAGGCTAAATTCTTAGCTGCTAACCCTGCTGCTGCTGCACGTGTAGGTAAGATGGCTGAAACAGCACAAAAGCGTATTGGTATGGCATACGGTGGTATGGTTAAACCAAAAGGCTATGCTACTGGTGGTCAAGTCACCTTGGACGCAGCGCAGCAGAAATACGCTGATGCTCAGAACGCTCTTATTACAGCACAACAAAACCTAGCTGCTAACCCACAAGACAAAACTCTTGTAGATGCTGTTGGTAAAGCACAAGCTGCTGTTACCTCTGCTTCTACTGCTGTACAACAAGCTCAAGCAGCTATGACTGTTACAGATACTAAATCACTAGCAGAGATGCAAGCAGGTGCTACTAGTGACCCTATGTCTATGGTTACACAGGGTCAAGTTGCTACCGTTAGTGATGCTGATAAAACTGCTGGTACTATTGCTGCAGGTACTGGTCAAGCTGGTCCTGCTCCACAGGCTACTGCTACGACTGCTACCCCTGCTCCTGCTGCTGCTGCTCCTACAGTAACACCTGCCGCTACAACTACTGCTGCTACTGCTGAACAAGGCGTACAGCAAGTAATGGATAAGACTCAAGCTGCACAAGGTACTGTAAGTGCAGATGCTCAGGTACAAGCTGCACAGGGTGACCCAACAAAGTTAGCACAGCTAGGGTTACAGGCTGCACAAGGACAAGCTGCTACTGTACAAGGTGCGCCAACACGTACATTAACTAAAGACGAACTAATCTCTGGATCTACTGTAGACCAAGCTGCCGTACAGCAAATCTATGGTACACAACAACTAGAAGCTGCTACTGTATCAGGTGAGCTAGACCGCTTGATGAATGACTTCCAGAGTGGTAAGACACCTGCATGGGCTGCAGGGGCTATGAGAGCAGCATCAGCTAAGATGGCTGCACGTGGCTTGTCTGCATCATCTATGGCAGGTATGGCTGTTGTACAAGCTGCTATGGAGTCTGCGCTACCTATTGCACAGATGGATGCAGCTAACAAACAACAGGTGGCAGTAGAGTCAGCTAAACAACGCGCTGCATTCCTTAACATGGAATTTACCCAAGAGTTTGAAACTAAGGTTCGTAACGCTGCAAAGATTAGCGAAATTGCTAACATGAATTTTACTGCTGAGCAGCAGGTGGCTCTTGAGAATGCTAAGATGGCTCAAACCATGAACCTAGCAAACCTCAACAACCGCCAAGCTAAAGTTATGGCTGATGCTGCTACTATGGCACAGATGGACTTGACTAACTTAAATAACCGTCAGCAAGCTCAGGTACAAAACGCTAAAGCCTTCTTAGATATGGATATGGCTAACTTAAACAACCAGCAACAGACTGCTATCTTTAAGGCACAGCAGATGACTAGCACATTGCTGTCTGACGCTGCTGCAGAGAATGCTTCACGTCAGTTTAACGCTTCATCAAAGAACCAGACAGATCAATTCTTTGCTAACCTAGCAAGCCAAGTAGATCGTTTCAACACAGAGCAGAACAATCAGATGTCTCGCTTTAATGCTGGTGAAGCAAACGCTATCACACAATTTAATGCTACACAGCAAGCTGCACGTGAGCAGTTTAATGCTAACAACCAGCTTGTAATTGCACAAGCCAACGCACAATGGTTCCAATCTATTACTACAGCAGAAACTGCAGCACAGAACCAGATGAACCGTGATGCAGCCATCCAAGCAAGTAAGATGACAGAGACAGCATATAACGCTGCTGTACAGATGGAGCGTGATACAATCAGCTACGCATTTAGGGCTGGTGAATCACAAGCTGAGCGTGAGGTAGAAATTACCCTACAAGGTATGCGTAACGAAATGGACTCCGCTCGTATTCAAGCTGAGATTGATAAGTCTCGTGGTGAAGGTTGGGGTAACATCGTTAATACTATTGTACAAGCTGCTGCTACAAAGATATTCTCTTAATCGTGATAAAAGTAGGACTAATAATTATGGCTGGAATGTTTGGCTCAAACTATAATGATACAAAAGCTATGATGGATGATCTGTCCAACATAACAGAGATGTATTCACAAGCTGCACCATCTACTGATGAAGGCATTATGAAAGCTCCAAAGAGTGACAAAGTAGATGCTGGATCTTGGTGGGCTTGGCTGAGTGGTTTGACACGACAAAGGACACAAGAGAACCTTAAACGTGTACAAGAAGAGCTAGGTGGTATGGACCTATCAGGTACATCACCTGAGTATCAACAGAGTATGCTAGAAGGTATTAAACAAGCACAAGCCTATCGTGACAAATGGGGTATTACACAATCTCTTACAGGTAATAATACATGGTTGGTAGAGCAAGGTGACTTTACTATACCTGAACAGTCTGAGATTACAGTTGAGCCATTAGACTCTGAGCCTATGACATCTATGGATCAATCATTAATGGCCCCTGCTGGTGAGCCTAGCCCAGACATGATGTCTTTCGGAGATGAACCAATAACAGATCCTTTAGCTAAAGCTAAGGATGGCATTATGCGTCCACCAGAAGAGACCCTAGAAATAGATACTGATGCTGCTGAATCAGCGGAAGCAAGTACTGCTACCAAAGTTATAGAACAAGCTTCTAATGAAACTGAAGACACCCCATCTTTTAATATTGTAAAATTACCAGCAGATAAACAGGCTGCATATGGTAAGAAAACACGTGCTGGCACACGCAAAATAAATGAAATTGAGGGTATTGTATTGCATCACACTCATGGTTCTAAGCCTATGACAGTTGATCAATATTATAATATAGGTATTAATAAAGGTCTTGGCGCTCCTTTCTTTATTGACACAGATGGTGTTGTCCATCAAGTTGCCCCTCTTACAGATATTGTACAGCACACATCAGCTAAAAAGGGTATTGGTTCTTATAGATCTCAGACAGGTAAACGATTCTCTTCAGAGAATACAATAGGAATTGAGATTGATGCACAATGGGACAAAAAGAAGAAAAAACTAAAATCTGAACCAAATGAAAAACAGATTAAAGCTGCTAAAAACTTAGTTAAACAGCTTTTAAAAACTATAAATGCAGAACGCCCAGAAGATGCCAAACTTGATGTAGATCGTGCTGTTTATGCCCACCCAGAGCTACAAGCAAAGCAAGAGGTTGAGGCAACAGGGGTTTTGAAAAATTTAAGGGAATCTGAGGGTCTACCTGCAGAAAGAAATATTACAAGAGATGGAAAGCTTTATAGATCGCCACGTCCTAAACAAAGGCCAGAATAATGTTAGGCTTACCTCTAGAACTTATCACAATGCTTGGCTCTACCGTCTTAGGTGGGGTCATGTCAATCTGGGGTCAAAGCATTAAAGCTAAAGAAGCCCAGCAAAAGATGCTTATGGAACGTGCAAACTTTAATGCACAGCAGGTCAACACTGCCCGTGACGCAGGAAAGAACGATAAACATTTCGCTTGGACACGAAGACTTATTGCATTATCTTCTGTCTTTGCTATAATTGTATTACCAAAGCTAGTTGCAGTGTTCTATCCAGAAGTTAACGTTATTGTAGGTTATTCTGAGATACAGACAGGCTTCTTTGATTTCATCTTTGGGTCAGGCCCAGAGCAAGTTAAATGGAAGTACGCAAAAGGTTTTGTTATCACCCCACTAGACACACACATCGTATCAGCTATCGTAGGTTTGTACTTCGGTGCTGGATTCACTAAATAGGATATATTATGGCAGATTTATTTCAAGCACCAATCCCTGGTCAGTCTCTTACAGACGAACCACGTAACGCACCATGGGAAAACCCACCAGATCTCAACACAGTAGAAGAGGCTGCAGAGTATTACATTAAGCGTCTATCTAAAGAACAGGCACTAGATGATATGTCTCTAGTTTTCCAACTTGGTGGTGATTTAGATACAGTTAC